CTTAAGTAAAAAAGCAGAGTTCCTTACAAAGTATTGCAATATCAAGCAGAACAGCTCTATTGCATGGCTGGAATATCAGACAGTAGAGAACGCCGGAGTAGAAAAGACCTTAGAGGACTTTAGGGACTGCTACGCAGTGGGCGGTATTGACTTAAGCCAGACAACGGACTTAACGGCAGCCAGTGTGGTTATTCAGAAAGACGGCACACTGTATGCGTTTACGCAGTTCTTTATGCCACGGGGCAGGCTGGAATACTTACAGGCTACGGACGGCGTGCCGTATGACATATTTGTTAAAAAGGGGCTGATAACCTTAAGCGGCGAGAATTACGTAGACTACCACGACGTTTACGACTGGTTTACTATGTTACTGGAAGATTACGGCATACGACCTTTAAAAATCGGCTACGACAGATACAGCGCCCAGTACCTTATTACCGATATGGCAAATTATGGTTTTCACATGGACGACGTTTACCAAGGCGAAAACCTTACACCAGTTATAAGGGAGTTTGAGGGCATCATAAAAGACGGCGATTTTAAGATAGCCGACAACAATTTACTAAAGACACATTTCTTAAATGTTGCGCTTAAGCACAACATGGAAACAAGAAAATTCAGACCTATAAAAATCGAGCAGCGGGCGCATATCGACGGCTTTGTATCTGTCATAGATGCAATGACCGTGCGGCAGAAATACTGGGAAGAGTGCGGCGAGCTGCTTAAAAATGCCGCATAGAAAGGAGTGTAAACGGCATGAAATTTTTAGACTATCTTTTTCATGGCAAAGAATTAAAAGCCATAGGTAATTATTTCAAAATGCTGAACGGATACAGCCCGACGTTTACCAGCTTTAGCGGCGGCGTGTATGAAATGGATTTGACCAGAACGGCTATAAATAATTTTGCCACACATTGCAGCAAGCTAAAGCCGGAGATAGAGGGCAGCGCCCTTAAGTCGCTGGAAAAGACATTGCAGCATAAACCCAACTACTTTATGGATACAACAAAATTTATAAAGCGTCTGGCAACGTATGTAGCGGTGGAACACACCGCTTTTATTATACCTATCGAGGACGAATACGGGCGCTTATGTGGCTGGTATCCGCTGCGGGCTGAACGCTGCGAGGTGGTAGAGAGCGAGGGACAATTATATTTACGGTATCTGTTTGCAAATGGCAGCTATGGAGCTATTGAGTTTGAGCGTGTAGGCATTATGACAGACTTTGAATATAAAGACGACCTTTTCGGAGAGGACAACAGCACGCTTGCACCAACTATGCAGTTGATACATACGCAGAATGAGGGAATTATAAACGCTGTAAAAAATTCGGCAAATATCCGCTTTCTGGCAAAGGTGGCAAATATACTGAAACCAGAGGATATAAAGAAAGAGCGGAAACGCTTTACAGAGGATAACTTAAGCGCCGACAACGATAGCGGCATGATTATTTATGATAACAAGTTTAGTGAGCTGAAACAGGTAGAAAGCAAACCGTATACGCCAAACGCATTGCAGATGCAGCACATACAGGAAAATGTATGCACGCATTTTGGCACAAATATGGATATTCTGCAAAATAAATTTGATGAAAATACATGGAATGCTTACTACGAGGGGAAAATAGAGCCGTTTGCAATACAGCTATCGCTTGTTATGACAAATATGAGCTTTACAGAGAGAGAAAGAGCCTGCGGCAATGCTATTTTCTTTTCTGCAAACCGCCTGCAATACGCCAGCAACGCCACAAAGTTAAGCGTAAGCACACAGCTTTTTGACCGTGCGCTACTAAACAGAAACGGCGTAATGGATATATGGAACATGGCACACGTTGAGGACGGGGAAAAGTATTATATCCGAAAGGAATATACAGAGGTAAGCGAACTGCACAAAGGAAGTGAGCAGCCAGTTATCATACAGCAAGTACCGCAGCAGACAGAACCAGCAGCGGGAGAAGAGCCGCAGAAAGGACAGGAAGAGAAAGAGGGTGTAAATAATGCCAGTTAAGAAAGAACGGGAATATAGAACGCTGGTAGCGCCTCTGGCTGCGCAGAGTTCCGGCGAAAAGCGCTTACAGTCGGAGTGCTACGTAGAGGGCTACGCTACTACATTTAATGCGCCATACCTTTTATATGAGTTTGAGGACGACACAAAGATTTACGAAAGAATAGACGCACACGCATTAGACAGCGCAGACATGAGTGACGTTATCATGCAGTACGACCATGAGGGCAGAGTATTTGCCAGACAGTCAAATAATACGCTGATTTTAGAGCCGGACGTAAAGGGGCTTTTCGTGGCAGCAGACTTAAGCCGGACAGACTTAGCCCGTGGGCTGTATCAAGACATAAGCGCAGGAATGATTACTAAAATGTCATGGGCGTTTACAGTGGCAGAGGAAAGCTACGACAGAGAAACACATACAAGAACAATTTTGAAAATCAAAAAGGTTTATGATGTATCAGCCGTGAGTATTCCGGCAAATAACGATACTGAAATAAGCGCCCGTGCTTTTGCGAGTAGGAGTTATGAGCGGGAGCGGCAGGAGTTGCTTAAGAGGCGGGCAGCAATACTAAAGATTAAGGCGAGCTTATAAAAATCAAAACAAAAAAGGAGAACACAGACTATGAGATTAAAGGAAATTGAGGCAAGATTAGCCGAAATCAAAGAAGAGCTTAACACCAGAGCGGCAGAGCTTACGGACGAGGAAATTACAAAACTGGAAACAGAGGTAACAGACTTACAGGAAGAGCGTACCGCTTTACTGGCAGCGGCAGAGAAACGTAAAAAGCTGCTTGAAAGAATTGCAGCAGGAGAGCCGACAGGTGGAGCGGGAGCAGATACCACGCTGCTTAGAAATTTCAAGGGAGCAGGCGGCGCAGGAGCAGGAGAACCAGAGGACAAATACGACACTACGGCATACAGAAAAGCGTTTATGAATTATGTATGCAGAGGCGTTGCTATTCCGGCAGAGTACAGAGCAGCTGAAACCACCACCACAGCAGACAGCGGCGCTGTGATTCCGACAACTATTATGAATGAAATTATCCAGAAACTGGAAAGCTACGGCAGCATTTATGCAAAGGTGCGTAAGATTAACGTACAGGGCGGCGTTTCCATTCCGATTGCAGACTTAAAGCCTACTGCACACTGGATTACAGAGGCAAAGAGCAGCGACGACCAGAAAGCATCTGCTAAAAATTCCGTAACTTTCAATTATTACGGTTTGGAGTGCAAAATTTCCCAAAGCATTTTAGCAAATGTAGTAACATTGAAAATGTTTACTGATTTGTTCGTACCTATGGCAACAGAGGCAATGGTAAAGGCTATCGAAATTGCCATTTTCAACGGTACAGGCGAGGGGCAGCCGCTGGGCGTTCTGAAAGACAGCAGGGTAACAGCTGTAATTACTCTGACACCGGAAGAGTATGCAAGCTGGAACGGCTGGCACAAGGTAAAAGGCAAAATGAAAAAGGCGTACAGAAACGGCAGCTTTGTTATGAACCAGTCCACTTTTGATACTGGCATTGACGGCATGGAAGATAAGAACGGGCAGCCTATCGGACGCACAAACTACGGCGTGAACGGAGAGGAAACATACCGTTTTATGGGTAAGAATGTGGAAACTGTAGAGGACGACGTTTTACCGAGCTGGGACGACGCAAACGAGGGCGACGTAATCGCAGTATTTATGAATTTCTCTGATTACGTTATCAATACCAACATGGAAATGCAGGTAGTGAAATGGACAGACCACGACAACAACAAGATTAAGAATAAGTGCTTAATGGTAGTGGACGGCAAAGTAGCTGACGCTGCGGGCATTATCTTAGTTAAAAAGGGTGTAACAGCAGTGTAAGAAAGCGAGGCAGAGCATGAAAGGATACTTAGACGCAAAAGAGCTGGAAAGCTATAAGAAAGAGGATTTGCAGGAACTGGCAAAGCAGCTGGGCGTAGATGCAGAGGGAACAAAGAAAGAAATTGCTGCACGCTGCGCAGCCGTCGAGGTAGACATACCAGACGACAACGAGCTTACGGAAGAGGACAAAAAAGCAGCAGCCGAGGCAGCAGCAGAGGCGGCAGCTAAAGCCGAAGAGGAAAAGGCGGCAGCCGAGGCAGCAGCGAAAGCCGAAGAGGAAAAGGCGGCAGCCGAGGCAACAGCGAAAGCCGAAGAGGAAAAGGCGGCAGCAGAGGCGGCAGCTAAAGCCGAGGAAGAAAAGAAAGTAGCAAGGCTGGTAAAAGTGAAAGTAAAGCGCCGTTTCCGTGATATGGAATTAAACCAGATTAAGGATGCTGGGGACGCTTACACCGTAAGCAGAGAACGTGCAGCAGTTCTGGAAGAGGCAGGCGTAGCAGCAGTAATAGAAGAGTAAGAAAGAGGGTGCAGGCTGTGGCAGCAGATACCACAACATTAACCGAGAAAATGCGGGCGGCGCTGCGT